ATAAACTGTTTAAGCTCGTCTTATGGGCATTTTGCGTATGAGGGGTGCAACTATATTAAAATAATAAAAAAATTCATGTCTTATGGGCAGTCTTGCGTATGAGGGATAGGAGGAATATATGTTAAAGAAAGATTTAATCGAAAAAATAAAAGCTTTAAAAGATGATGAGGATATTAACACTGAGTTGGTTGGTACTGATATTGAAACACAGTTTAAAGGTGCTGAACCTACACTAGATACTTTTAAAAGTAAAATAAAAACGGATAAGGACTTTAAAGCTTGGGCAGATGGAGAAAATGATAAACATTATGTAAAAGCTTTAGCAACTTGGAAGGAAAATAATTTAGAAAAGGAACTTGAGCCATTCATGTTGGCAAAGTATCCTGACTTAGTTAAAGATCCAAAAGATAAACAAATGAATGAAATGAAAAAAGAATTAGAAACAATGAAAACTCAATCTGCTAGAAAAGATTTGTTAGCTGAGGCAATGAAGTATGGCGCTGAAAAGAAGTTACCAGCAGGCTTTATTGATAAGTTTTTAGGTGAGGATTTAGACACTACGAAAGCTAATTTAGACATATTAGCAATTGATTGGTCAAAAGGTCTTGAAACGAGTGTCAATGAGAGAATGAAAGTCTCAAGTTATGTTCCTGGTGGAATTGATAAAGGTGGAGAAAAAATTTCAATTGGTGCATCAATGGCTCAACAAAATAATGGCGGCAAAGCTGCTCCAAGTGATCCTTGGGCAAGTAAGTAATTAAGGAGGAATATTAAATGTTTAAAAAAATAACTTACACAAACGAAATGGAAATATTATTTTCAGAAGCAAACTTAGTGTGTTTTTCAGGAACAGTATTAGCAGCTGGTGTAGTAGCTGATGCAGACGGAAAGAAATATGTTGTGGCAGGTAGTTTTATTGATGCTACAGGGGCGGTAGTAACTGAAACCGGTGTTGCTGGAAGTGAAACTTTAACAACTACTCCAGTAGGAGTTTTATATCAAACTGTTGATGTGACTTATGGTGATGAGCCCGGTTCTTTAGTTGTAGAAGGATATTTAAGAGCGGACAGAGTCATTGACGGGTTCGCAGATGCAGCAATAGTTTTATTAAAAGCAGCTTTACCAGAAGTAAAATTTAGATAATAGAGGAGGAATAATAATATGCCAAAATTAGTAGAAGTTTTTAACACATTAGAATTAATAAATTATTTTAAGGAAAGAGTTATTGTACCAATGCTAGGAGAAGCCCTGTTCCCAGAGCGCAAAATCCAAGATATCGAGTTTGATATGATATTAGGCTCAGGTGGTCTTCCAGTATCAGCAAGTGTTCACGCATTTGATACTAAAACACAATTAGCTAGTAGAGAAGCTATTGAAAAAGGTATTCAAACATTAGCTCTTATCAAAAGACAAATTAAGATCACTGAGAAAGAATTAATCAAAATTCAGAATCCACGAAATGATGCTGAGTTAGCATTTGTTTTAGCTCAACTTTATAAGGATGCTGAAAAAATGGAAGAAAGTATAAGAGTAAGAGCAGAAGCTATGAGAATGGAAGTTGTTTCATCAGGTAAAGTTGCAATAGATGAAAATGGTGTTGCAGTTACTATAGACTACCTCGTACCAAGCGGAAATAAATTACCTTTTAATTGGAGTGCGCCAACAACTGCTACACCACTTATTGACCTAGAAACTTTAGCAACTGCGGTTGAGGCTGAGTGTGGAAGTAGACCTGCTAGAGCATTAACTTCACGTAAAGTTGTAAAAGCAATTTGTGCTACTACGTCAATCAAAAAAGCAATATTTGGAACCAATTCAGATAAGCTTGTAACTTTATCACTATTGAATGATCTATTATCACAATCTGACCTACCAATTTTACTAGTTAATGAGGCTAAGTACAAAGTTGAAAATGCAACAGGCTACACAACTGTAAGATATTTCCCTGAAAACATCATAAGTGTCTTTGGAAGTTCAACTTTAGGAGAAACCGTTTATGGTTTGACTGCGGAAGAAGTAAAATTAATTGGTGATGGCAACATGGAAACTGCAAGTATGGTTGGAAATGTTTTTGTAGGAACTTATACGAGTGTAGATCCAGTGGCAGAGTTCACTAAATCAGCAGCAACTGTAATTCCTAGTTTTCCTCATGCAGACGAATTGGGAATCGCGACTATAACATTAGCTTAATAAAAGGGGGAAATCCCCCTTTTATTTATATAGAGGAGGGGTATTTATGGCGATTAGTAAAGAACAACAGAAATCAATTCTTATAATTAAAAATTATTTAAATGTAGGTGCCAATGCGAAGTATACAGATGATTATGTTTTGACTACTTATTCTATTGCTGTTGAAGAACTGATAGAAAATGCGAGTGAAATTAAATTATTAAAAACTTTAGGTATAAAATCCAAGTCAGACGGTGTTCAGAGCGTTACCTTTAGTGATGGCATTGAGGCTTGGGCTATTACATCAAATATCAAAATGTTGCTACCGCTCCCATATGTGAGGGCAATGGGGTGATTAAATGGGGGTGATAAAATGGTGTTGTTTGTGAACGCCGACGTGACTTTGTACAATAAGCATTATGATTTTGCTAGTGGCTATGATATGTATCAAAGAACAGTTATCAAAGGGGTTAATTGGAATGGTGTTAGGAACGCAAATATTAGTGATACTGGTTTATTATTAGCTGATTCCATTAGGGTAATTATGGACAAAGCAGAAAATTATATTTCACCTAAGAGTTTTAGAAAGTTATCTGATATTGAAAGACCTAATTATTTTACTTTAGCGGTAGGAGATAAAATTGTTAAAGGTGAGATTAATTTTGAGATCACAGGAATTAAACCTTATAGGCTCACTGATTTAGAAAATAATTATGATGATGTAGTAAATATAATGTCTACACGAGAATTAAGTGATCATTTCGAAGTGGAGGGCAAATAATGAGTAACCATGTAAGAGTAAGAATGGACCCAACTCAAAAGATTTTACTTAAAAGGTATCTTAATCAAAATGGTAGGGCTCAAGTGGAATTTACTAAAGAATGTGCAAAATTTATGAACGCCTATACGCCCTACGACACAGGACGTCTAAAAGATATGATGGTTACTATAAACCCAACTAATGTAACTTATAATGCCCCTTACGCTAAGCGACAGTATTACACTAACGCCGGTAATGGAAGACAGGGAACCTCAAGCGGCGGGCTACGCGGAAAACAATGGGCGCCTAGAATGTGGACCGCAAAGGGTGACGAAATAGTTGAGACAATTGCAAATTTTGTAGGCGGGAGGACATAAATGGTTATTCAAGCAATTAGAGATTATATAAGAACTTGTCCTTATCTGCAAGAGTTTGAGGGTGCAGATGGTGTTGTAAAAGTAAATGTAGATTATTTGGAAGAGCTCGCAACAGCGTATTCAATAGAGGAAGTCCCAGTAAATCCAATAATTAAAACATATGTAAATGGTGATAGCATTAGGCAGTTTCAATTTTTATTTGCATCCAGGGAACCCTATGGCGCTGATGTTTTACAAAATATTAGCAATAGTGGATTTTATTTTGACTTTGCAAATTGGATTGAACAAAATAATAATAATGATATTTTCCCAGTATTGGATGATGGTTATGAAAGTCAAGAAATTAAAGTATTATCTCCAGGCTATGCATTTGCAGTTAGCGTGGACCAAGCAAGATACCAGGTGGAGATGAGGCTGAAATATTTCAAACAAGGCTGAATTTAAAAAGCCTACTTTTCAGTAGACTTTAAGAATAACTCTATCGCCTTATCTAATAATCTTGAAATAGGTATTGATGTTTCTTTAGAGTATTCCTTTAGTTTTAAGAATAATTTTGTATCAATTGCATTAGATATTGGAGTTCTAGTTTTCAAACCTCTTTCACCCATAATATCACCTCAAAATATATTATACTATATAAATAAACTACTTGCAACTACATGTAGTTAGTAGTATAATATAAGTAAGGAAGTGATTGTTATAGAAACCAAAGTTTGTACTAAATGTGGTGAGGAATTAAATATTGATATGTTCCGCAAATCTAAAAATGGTAAAAAGGGTTTACGCGCAAATTGTAAAACTTGTGATTCAAAATACAATAAACAATACAGTAAAGATAATGAAGAACACCTAATAGAACGTTATAGGAAGTATCGAAAAGACAACGCGGAACGTATAAAACAAAATCGTAAAGATAATAGAGAAAATATGCTAGAATACCAAAAGCAATATAGAAAAAACAATATAGAAAAAATAGCAGAATATCGAAAAGATAATGAAGTTAAAATGGCTAAGTATCGAAAGGACAATATAGAATATTTTAGACAGTACCGAATAGATAATGCGGAATATATAGTAGAATATCATAGACAGCATGTAAAAGACAATGCAGAACATTACAGACAATACAGAAAACAATATCAAAGGGATAACCCAGAACAACACGTGATACACGAACAACGTAGGAGGGCATTGAAGAAACAACTTCCTATAACGTTAACACTTTTACAATGGAAGCAAATTAAGAAAGATTTTGATTATAAATGTGCTTACTGTGGGGAAAAGTTGCCACTAGTGCAAGAACACTTTCTTGCTTTGAGTAAAGGTGGGGAGTATACGACAAACAATATAATACCTAGTTGTCAACATTGTAATGCTACAAAATCAGCAAAAGATTTTTTTACATGGTACCCAAAGTATAAATGTTATTCATTGAAAAGAGAGAAATTTATACTCAAATTCTTAAATTATAAAAATGGAATGCAACAATTAAAAATTAATTAATATTAGGAGGAATGAAAATTGACAATACGCAAGCGCAAGACACAGGCGAATTATTTAAAAGTAGCAGAGGCATTTGAGTTATTGGGAGCAGGGTTTACGGAATTAAACGAAAGTCCATCGGCTCAAACAAGTTCTAAGAGGTATATTAATCAATCGAGTACTACGCAGTCCATTATAGGTTATGAATGGGCAACAAGCTTTAATACTGACCAAATTGTAAGCGAGAAAGCTATTACTTATATTCGTAATATTGGAGAAATGCAAAAAACAGGAGCTGATACAGAAACAGATTATTTAATCGTAGACTTAGATCAAGCTGGTACAGTTGAAGGAACTTATAGAGCAAGAAAGTTTAGTATCGCGGTGCAAGTAGATAGTTTTGATGACAATGATGGCGAACTAGGCGTAAGTGGAAGTCTATTAGGAAGTGCAGATCCAATTGAGGGCACATTTACTATAGCAGATAAAACATTTGCAGCGGGGTTTACAGGGTTGACGTTGGAACTTAGTTATATAGCAACAGGTGCTATATCGGCTATTTCAGTACC